TACTAAAACCGGCAGAAGAATATGGGACGCCAATGTAGATAATTTTGGTGACAAATTAGTGTACGGTCTTAGTCATATATTAAAAGGTGTTAGTCCGGGAGTTTTTACTCAAGCAGGAAACGTGGCCTCAGCTTTAGCTGAAGAAACTACTCCTTACGGTAAACAATATGATTTGTCCGACGAGTTAATAGCTTTAATGTCTGGAGTACGTGTCTATGAATCAGACATTGGTAATAACTTAAACTTTACTTTGTCTGCTTATCTAAATGAATCACGTACCCATAAATCGCGTGCGGGTAGACAAATTTTTGCAGCGAATGTAAACTCCAACACTATTACTTCTGCTTACAAAGAGTACGTAGAAGATTCTTTCCGATCTTATAATAAAATTAAAAAAAATCTTAACGATGCTGAAATTTTAGGTATAGAAAAAAGACACATAAATAAATTATTTAAGGAACGAAAAGTTAAAAAAGAAATTCGTTATACTTTAGAGCGAGGATCGTTTACTCCTCCAAACTGGAGAACGTTTTTTAAAGATCAAAGATTAAAAAAAATTGCTAGAGAAAGAGGAATACCTCTTGTAACACTATTTAATTTTAGAGACCTAACAACAATTGAAAATGAGTACCGTAATATGGAACTACTACAGTCCATCGATGATGTACGTAAAAACATTAAAGTTAAAAGAAAAGAAAGAGAAGTAGTTTCTAGACAGGGGCAAGGAACAACGGTAAATAATTTACCAATTAATTCTGTTGCAACAAGGCAGCCAGTTGCTGGAACAACTCCTCCTCAAAATACTCTTAGACAACGTCTTCTTGATGATGATGACGGAATCCTTAAAGGCATAAAGGTAACATAAAGTATGAGCGAAGACACCCGAATAGCCCTAGAAACACATTTAGCTGAATGTCAAATCAGACACGAAGTGTTAGATGAAAAATTAGATGCGTTACAAAGACAACAAGAAAAAATTAACAAGCACACATTTGAATTACGTCAGATGATGACATGGTTTATGGGGGCGTCAGCGTCGTTTGCTGCGATCTCTATTCTATTGAGCATTGTATGGGTATTTCAGAAACTTGTTTAACATACAATATTTTAACATCTAAGTTCTTAGCCGATTTATTTTTAGTTCGATTAATTCTACGCATTTTACCTTTGAGCATACGTTCGCTATGCGTCTTTACATCATATAAATCTACTGTGCCATCTGCGGAGTTAATGACCACTAGATCACAGGGGCCTTTACCACCGAGGTCGTAATACACATGATTGTATGGTTGGTCTAGAAATTTTATAGCTGCGAGCAACTCGTTGCGGATACCTTTTTGTTGCTTACCTATAACCACTCTCTTAATTCTTCACCCAGTATTTCATTCGCTATATTTATTTTCTGGCGTAGGGCTGTAACAATTTTTTCATCGACAGTTTTATCACAAATAATATCCACATAATTAACCTTATTAGTCTGTCCTATTCTATGTGCTCTGTCTTCTGATTGTAGCCTTTTTTCCAAATCATAACTGTTCGAATAATATACCACAGTGGTCGCGGCTGTCAAAGTTATGCCGTAGCCTCCTGTTTGTGCATTACCTATGAAGAATCTGACTTCAGAGTCTTTGTCTTGAAAGTTCTCAATGTTTTTCTGTCTCTGTGCTTGTTTAGTACCACCGTAATAGGTACAGAATGAACTTTTGCCATATTTTTTACCTAGTTCTTTGGCTATTAATTCGATGTCAGCTACGTAATTAGACCATATAATGACCTTACCTTCGCATTCATCTAGTACATCTAACAATTCAGCCAAACGATTGTTCTTTAGTGCAGTAACAGTGCCATCGTCAGCTTTAAAATGACCACACGTTATCTGATGTAGACGCAACATTTGTGTCAAGACGTTCATGGTAGAACATACTTTGTTGTCAAGTTCAGCTAAAGCTATGGACTTCATAGAATCATACGCGCGTCTTTGTTCGGGCGTCATTTGAATTACTCGACGTTGATATACTTTTGGAGGTAAATCTAAACAATCTTCTTTAAGTATGCGGTAAGAAAACTGTGTAACGATGTCTGATAGCTCACCAAGATTACGGTAACTATTGTATGGTCGAACTATATTTACTGAGCGACCATTTAAATTGATAGTCTGCATATTAGCATACCGTGCTCGAAACGAGTAAAACGAATCATGGCCAAGGAGCTCTGAATCTAAAAAATCACACTGTGAAAATAAATCTAAAGGACTTTTAGTTACTGGACTTCCCGTCATAATTCTTTTGTAAGGAGCACTCATGCCTGCAGATAAAATATTTCTTGTACGGGCGGCACTAGGTGTTTTAATGGAGGTGCTTTCGTCTATAGCCATTAAAGTTTTATATGCCCACATAAATCTCTCTGCGGCATCTTTGCCCGGCTTAGTAGAGAAGGCCTCTACGTTCATAACAAAGAACGTCAGGCAAGGGTTTCTTGTCTCGGCATACATCTGTTCTAACATCTCTTTGTCTTGCTTGGATCTTTGACTTGGGGCTACCCAATAAAAAGTTCTACAATCAATGTGGTCTGGAATATGTTTTGGTATTTCTTGTTCTACCCAGTTCTTGTACACACCTTTTGGTGCTACTATAATGGCCGCTTTAATCTTACCTTGATCATATAACATTGAAATATTATCTAGTAATATTTTAGATTTACCTGTTCCCATTTCGCAAAACAGAGCAAAGTTTTTTTTATCCCAACTCTTTTCTAATGCTTTGAGTTGATGTTTATATGGCTTAGTCTTAAATTTATAATTCATACCTATATCTTTCTTTCTATTGTCTTTCTTTCTAAAAACCTTATAATAAGAAAATTAATTGAATAGTCAAGAAAGAATATATGACCGTATATTGTGTACAAGAACCTCCCGGAACTGCTAGAGGCGTGCCGAAAATGGATGTAATGAAAGCATTACCTTTTGGTGATGTAAAATTTTTATTTACAGAGCGAGCACAATTGGTCTATAGTACTGGAGCATTAATAAATGAACTTAGAAAGAAACTTAAAGATTTTGACGACGAAGATTATTTACTTCTTGTGGGTGATCCTGCTATCATTGCTTCTACTAGTGCTGTAGTTGCAGATATTAACCATGGGAAATTTAAAATGTTGAAATGGGATCGAGAATCAAGTAAGTACTATCCTTTAAGTGTTAACTTATATCAGAAAGAAGAGAAATATGGAGAAGAACAATTTTGAAACTAGCTCAGTAGAGTCAGTAGAAAACGATGACGCGCAAACATTAGGTGCGTTATGCCAAGATCTTGTAGACGCAGAAGCGGAAGTTGAAGTTACAAAGAAACTTTTGCTAGATCAACAAGAAAAAGTTTTAGACATAAAACGAGTACAGATTCCAGAGTGGATGGCTGACAAAAATTTATCACAACTAAAATTAAATGACGGTAGTTCTATTACCGTAGAGAATTTTTATGGTATATCGATACCGCCTCCTAAAGACCTTGATAAAAGGGCTGAGGCGTATCAATGGCTTCGTGACAATAATTTAGGTGACCTCATTAAAAACGAGATCTCAGCTAGGTTTGGTCGTAACGAAGACGGGAAGGCTGTGGAATTTTCCAAGTTAGCCACCGCAAATGGGTACGAGGTCGAACAGGCATTGTCTGTCGCCTCGGCTACCTTAAAAGCAACTCTTAAGGAACTGCACCAAAAAGGTGCGGCTCTACCACCTGAAGAGCTATTTAAAACGTTTGTGGGTAGACAAGCAAAAGTTAAAAGGAAATAATAATGACAACGAAAACGAAAAAGAAAACTGAGGTTGCAACAGCAACATCAAACGTAGCACTCGATACAATACTAGAAGATGCTAGTTCAATGAGCGGACTAGAAAATATAGTATCGACTGAAGACATGGCACTACCATTTTTAAAAGTGTTAAGTCAGATGTCAAACGAGTGTAATAAAACTAGTAACAAGTTTGTTGAGGGTGCTGAACCCGGCAACATTATAAACAGTGTTACTGGTAAACTCTATGACGGAGAAGAAGGAATAGATGTGATTCCTTGTTTTTATAAAAGAGAGTTCATAGAATGGGCAGAACGCGGTACTGGTACTGGCGCTCCTGTTGCTATTCATGGTTCTGAGTTTGATATAAGCACAGCGCCTAGAGATGGTAACACCAACAGATTGCCAAGTGGTAATGTTGTTGAAGAGACCGCCAATCACTTTGTACTTGTTGTAGATGCTGATGGTAACTATGAACAGGCACTTATCACAATGAAATCCACAGGACGAAAAATTTCTCGTAAGTGGAACTCAATGATGCTGTCTAATAAAATGCAAGGGAAAGACGGGAAACCGTTTACACCACCTGCTTACAGTACAACTTATAGAATGAAAACTATGCCGCAGAGCAACCAAAAAGGAACTTGGTTCGGCTGGGACGTCTTTAAGGTTGGTCCAGTTACGGATCAAGGACTGTATGATACGGCTAAAAACTTTGCGCAAGGCGTCAACAATAAGACTGTTGAAGTTAAGCACGAAGAAGACGTACAAGCAGAACGCAAAGACGCGTTTTAATTAATAGGGGAGGTTAATAGCCTCCCCTTTTTTTATGGTGAACAATGAGCATTCCTCTAATAAGTAAAATATTTAAAGGCAACGAAGAAGCATACGGCACTTACATTGATTCTGGAGAAAAGGATCATCGAGGTAAGGTCAAAGGCACTTGCCGTACTTTAGCCTTAAAAGAAGGCGAACAACTATCGGAACACGAAACTTTGTGGGTTAATCATCTTAATGGTACGCAAAGTATTGGCGTCATTCCAATTAACAAACAACATGAATGCTATTGGGGTTGTATTGATATCGACTCTTATGAAGGCTTTGATCATAAGCAATTACTATCGAGTATAGAAAAAGCTAAACTACCTTTTATTGTTATTAAATCTAAGAGTGGTGGAGCACATGTCTATGCGTTTTTTAAGACTCCGGTCAAAGCAAAGCTACTGAGAAAGAAATTAGAAGAGGCCTCTGCGCTGTTAGGCTTTCAAGGCTCTGAAGTTTTTCCAAAACAAAATGAGTTGCCACAAGGGTTTTTTGGAAACTATGTCAACACTCCTTACTTTAATTCTGACAAAACTGACCGCTATGCAATGGTGATCGAAAACAATCAAACTAGAAACTTATCTTTAACTGAGTTCTATGCTCTCTATGAAAATACAGTAATAGAGTCCTTAGATAAATTAGAAGTAAAGACAGATATTATTTTTCCCGATGGTCCACCCTGCAATAATTGTATTGCTTTACGTGGCTGTGACGAAGGCGGACGTAACAATTATCTATTTAATATTGCTGTGATGTATCGAAAGATGCACGAGGAAAGTGGTGAAGATTGGTTTGAACTATTAAAAAAAGCTAACGAAAAATATATTAAGAACCCTTTAAGTATGACTGAGGTGTCAAGAACCTATGCTTCCGTGATGTCACATGCTGAAGCCGATACTAACACTGTGACTGAACCGGGCGAACACTTAGATGACGAAAACAATACTGGGTATCATTATCTTTGTAAGCAAGAACCATTAAAAAGTTACTGCAATCGTTCTGTGTGCGTTAACAGAAAGTTTGGTGTTACACGGTCTGGAGACTTTGATAACAGTGGTTTTCAAATAACTCAAATACACAAAGTATTGGATGATCCTATTATTTATTACATAACTTTTGAATCCGGTTATGTTATGCGCGCAGACATAAAACAAATTAGTGACCAAAAACTTTGGCGTGATTTGGTGTGTGAACACTTAGACTTTAAACCACCAAGGATGGCCAACGAAGATTTTGATAATATCTTGAATGGTCACTTACGCGAACGTTTAGAGTATGTTCAGTTACCTGAAGGCATCACAAGAAACGATAGGACTCGTGCTGGCATTGTTGACTGGTTACTTGGTACTGGACACGGCGATGACAAAGAAAGTATTTTAACAGGAAATTCCTTTCACGATACTAAGAAAAAAAGAATTTATTTTAAATATGATAATTTACGTTCAGCATTAGTTTCTACTAAATGTATTCGTGATACCCAAAAAGACGCACACATCTTAAATGATTTTTTAAAAGGTAAAGCCACTGGAGCAAAAGGAGAGTCTATAACTAATCCGGGACTTGAAGCAGAGACTACAAAAATTAATATTAACGGTGCTACGGTGCACGTGTGGTCAATCAATCCAGACCTGTTAGATTTGAACCGACAAGAAATAGAACCGAAAGAAATAATTAAAGGAGAAGCATTTTGATTGAAGCTAAGAAAATATTTGGCCCACCGGGAACTGGCAAGACTAATTATTTAATTAGCAAAGTACTACATCTACGCGACAAATTAAATATTCATCCACGTGACATTTGTTACATAACTTTTACTAACAAAGGTATTGATGAAGTACGCGGTAGATTAGGTGTTACTAAAAAAACCGAAGGCTACGAATCATTTGCCACGATCCACGGACTATGCAACAGATACATAAAAGGTGAGGGCAGTAAATTAATTGGTGTCAGTGACTTTGAGTATTGGGCGGCAAAAGAACGTGGTGATGTAAAAAGAGAATATGGTTCTGACTTAGATAATAATTTTATTATTCAAGTTTATAATTTAAAACGCGTAGCAAATCTTTCTTTGACCGAGTCTTTTATGCGATTGAACGAGCGTAATTATAAATGGAAACACGTCGAATACTACGTTGAAAGTTGGGAAAAATACAAAGAAAACAATCAGTTACATGACTTTACGGATCAAATATTGTTTGCTTTGAAAGCAAATAGATTTCAAAACTACAAAGCAGTCTTTCTCGATGAGGCACAAGACTCGGCATGGTGTCAATGGGAAGTAATCAAACGGCTCACGGACAAGGGATCAGTTGACTACTTATATCTCGCTGGTGATGACGACCAAGCGATCTTTGATTGGAATGGTGGTGAAGTAAAATATTTTTTAAATGCCTATAAGAATGTGTGTGATGCAACGCATCTAGAAAAATCTCACCGACTTACACAAGAGCACATAAACTTTGCTAACATAATTAGTCAACGCATTAAAGAACGTGAGGACAAACAATATGTATCAGCGCGAGAAGAACAGGGTCAAGTATTTTATACCGATCAGTTTGTTACTATACCATTAGATAACAATGAGTCTTGGACTATCATGGTTACTGGTGCAAGAATCATGGAAGAAATAAAAGAACTTTTACTTAAACGTCGAGTATGGTTCAAACAAATAACTGCACGTGGTTATGTACACTATCCAGTGGGAGCAAAGATACTATCTGCACTGAAATGTTATTTTGATTTGCAGAAAAATAAATATGTATCTAAGTCTGATTTGTTAAACTATAGAACTTTAGTTAAGCCGCCTAACTTTAAACCTAAACAATGGGAAGAATTAGATCCTGATCAATTGTATAATGGAACGGCGCTAGAAGAACTCTTTGACTTTGATTTCGAAATAGATTGGAAGCGACATTTTGGTGACATAAAGAATCCAGAGTGGCAACGTAAGCGTAAGTATATTATAGACTGCGTAGACAACAAAGTAGATATATTTTCTAAGTATCCAAAAATAGAACTATCCACTATTCATGGAATGAAAGGCGGCGAAGACGTTAACACTGTAGTTGTAGGTAATATGGAAATGCCTTTTCACAAAAAGTATATGAGTCAAGCACACAATGAACGTGATGCTATTGTAAGAATGTTCTATGTTGCGTGTACTCGATCTAAGAAAAATATGTATGTTTATATGTGTAGGAGTTTGCCATATCGATTTAATTTTGATATGATTTTCAAATTACATAACGAAAGCAAAAAAGTAGCATAGATGGATTTCGACAACGTTAACTATCCGGAACATTATAATCAAGGCGAAGTACAATGTATTGACGCTATTAAATCTTGTTTAGGTTCTGGGTTTAAATATTATTTGCAAGGCAGTGCCATGAAATATTTATGGCGTTACGAGCACAAGGGCAAACAGATCGAAGACCTCGATAAAGCAATTTGGTTTCTAAATAAATTAAAGGAGTTTTTGTGTGAGCGTAATTAGTCAACCGTTGTGGACGGAGTGGGTGCCGGAAGAATACTTTCCGGATTTATCGAACGAAGAATATTTAGCTGTCGACTTAGAGACTTGCGATATAAATTTAACGACTCACGGTTCAGGGTGGGCTACTGGTAAAGGCTATGTTACTGGTTTTGCTTTAGCTACTAAAGATTGGCAAGGTTACTATCCGATTGCACACTCAGAAGGTAATCTTGATAAAGATAAAGTAGTAGCATGGATTAAAAAAACATTGGCTTGTTCTATGGCCAAGGTATTTCACAATGCTTCGTATGATGTTGGTTGGCTAAGATCAATGGGTATAACCGTTAATGGTACTATACATGACACAATGATTTCAAGCGCTTTGATTGACGAAAACAGGTTCTCTTATACTTTGAATAGCTTAGCTAAGGAAAAACTTGGACAAACAAAGAACGAAGAAGTGTTAATAGAGTTTGCAAAGTCAAAAGGTATCAATCCAAAATCAGAAATGTATAAGGTACCGTCTATGTTTGTAGGCAAGTACGCGGAGATGGATGCACGATTAACTTATGATTTGTTTTTCTACAACATGAAAGAGATAGAAGAACAAGACTTACATAAGATCTACGACTTAGAGACAAGGTTACAGCCTTGTCTGATTGATATGCGTGCCCAAGGAGTACGAGTAGATCTTGACGGAGCGGCGATCGCTAAAGCCTCGCTGTTAAGCGAAGAGAAGAAAGCCTTGTTTCAGATTAAAAAAATCTCCGGTATAGATGTAGACATTTGGGCGGCAGCTTCGGTAGCTACAGCCTTTGATAAATTAGATATTTCTTACACCAGAACCGCAACTGGTAAACCTAGTTTCACTAAAAACTTTTTATCTAAACATGAATCTGATCTAGCACACTTAATTGTTAAAGCGCGAGAAATGAATAAAGCCCACACTACGTTTATTGATAGTATTTTAAAACATCAACACAAAGGACGCATTCATTCAGAGATACATCAGATGCGGAGTGATAATGGCGGTACCGTAACCGGTAGATTTAGTTACAGTAATCCGAACCTACAGCAGATACCGGCACGAAATCCAGATATTAAGAATAAGATTCGCTCACTATTTATACCGGACGAGGGCCAACGGTGGGGAAGTTTTGATTATTCACAACAAGAACCGAGACTGGTGGTACACTTTGCCGAACACGTAAATGAGATAGATGGTTTTAATTATTTATCGAAGCACGCACCAATGCGTACCAAAGAATTTATAACTGGCTATCGTGGGGGCAAGGCTGACTTCCATACCATGGTAGCAAAAATGGCCGGCATTGATCGTAAGATCGCTAAGACCATCAATCTTGGATTATTCTATGGCATGGGCAAAGGCAAATTAAAAGAACAGTTAGGTATTGACGAAGAAACTGCAGAGGCATTAATTGATGACTACAATCAGAAAGTACCTTTTGTAAAACAATTATCACAACGAGCAATGGAGGCAATGGACAAAAAAGGTTTTGTTACTACAGTAGGTGGCAGACGTTGTCGTTCATTTGGTTACGTGTCTAATCGTTGGGGAGTTAGTGGTTTCTTTAAAACAGAAAAAGAAGCAGAAGAGGAGTTTGGTAAATACGGTTATAAGAAAGCGTACACTTACAGAGCATTAAATAAATTAGTACAAGGTTCAGCGGCAGATCAAACCAAAAAAGCAATGGTAGATTTATATGAACAAGATGGTATCATACCCCATATACAGGTACACGATGAATTAAATATCTCGGTAACTGGTGAACAACAAGCAATGAAGATTGCTAAGAAAATGGAACGATGTATGATGTTAAAAGTACCTAGTAAAGTAGACTATGATCTTGGCGACAACTGGGGAAGCGCCAAAAAGTAATGAGTGATAATGTCATTAACGTGTGCCTCTGTCCGGGCTGTGTCAACCTAACTCAAATGTTGCCGGTGAAAAAGAATATCTACTTATGTCGAGTATGCCATCAAAAGTTTCGTCAATATAAAAATGGTAAATTAATGTATGTGCCGCTAGGCATTGCGACTGCAATGGAAGCGTCAAAGATTATCATTGAGTTCTCTGATGAACTAATAAAACAGCCTTCACCGCAACCAGAGGAAATTATCTTTGAACGTGATCTTGATATTGATGAGGATTTAATTGGTATGGGTGAATTGGAATTTGAGTTTGATCCCGATACCGACTTTGACCCCGATGAATCTAATTAGTATTTTCTAGATTAAGCATCTCGTCCAACATAACTCCGACCACGGTACAGGGTGTAGCATTGGAACGATAGGTAGCACACTGACGTATCTCTTCCAAAGGAATACCATACTGCAAGGCCACGGAAACTAATCTACCAACTTCAGTTAGTATGTCGGGACGTTCAGTACCGGCTTTACCACCACCATCCATCCATGCTTCTTTAATTTTACCATCACTAAAGGACACCGTTAATTGATACGGAGTACCGTTGTGATCACGAATAGTTTCTTTATAGCAAGGTCTTTTATTGTCTAGTTCAGTGCGCATACTGCATTGTCTCCCATTTCTTTTTTAAACATAACACAGATTCTTGTTGTGCGTCGGATAATTTAGAAAATCCATGGCTGTTTAAAACTTCTTTATAGTGCAAAATACCACTGGATATTTGCGCCATAGTAATTTTACTTGATGAAGCCAAGGGGCTGTGATGGTAGATAAACTTAGCTTTTCTTTTGTTATAGTGTACGGTTATCATAGGTTATGCTCTTTCTTGTTGACATTTTTCTATAATCTACTACATATAGTGGTATATTACAATAAAATATGGAGGTTTCCATGATTTTTGAGGATAACATAACATTACAAAATACTGCAGTAATGGATGTCGATACTATGAAGTTGCGTAACGAAAATAATTTTTTACGTAATCAAAATGTAGAGTTAAAGGGTAAGCTAAAAGAATTAACGGTTTCTCTTGAGCAAGCTATCGGCCCTCGATACAATAGTATAGTGTAACAACTATAAAACATATAGAAAGGAACAAAGATGCCTGACATCGACCGCTTTAAGTCCGTCTCAGTAACACACGCGGCTTACACCAACATAAAAGAAATATCAGATTATCTATCGAAAGACTTAGGAATTAAAATGTCCCTAGCAAAGACCATAGAGTATCTGTCAAGCAACAAAGCTAAAGAATTGAAATTGAATGGCCATTCAAAATCTTAAATCGCTACTGACACCAAAGTTTGAGTATAAGTCAGTACGCAAAAAGAAGGTGAATGGTAAACGTTACTATGAGGGTGAAAATAAACTATTGCCCTCGGTGACTACAATTATTTCAGCAACTAAAGATAAAGCTGACGAGGCAGGACTGCAACGTTGGCGGGATCGCGTCGGTAATGACGCCGCCGAAGCTATCGTAACCCAAGCCGCATCGGTGGGTACGGCTATGCACAAATATTTAGAATGTCACATTGAAGGCGTAGGCTACGATGATCAAACCAACATTGGGGTGATTGGCAAACGCATGGCGAAACTTATTATTAAGTCTTCGTTCCCGTCAATTGATGAGTTCTGGGGGACGGAAGTGCCGTTATACTATCCAACGTTTTATGGGGGTACCGCAGACTGCGTGGGATTGTGGAACGGACAGCCCGCAATTATAGATTTTAAACAGACTAATAAACCGAAGAAAGAAGAATGGATTGAGAATTACTTTGTTCAGTTAGCGGCTTATTGTATGGCGCACGATGCGTTGTACGGAACGAAGATGGAAGCCGGCGTTATTCTTATGGCGTCGAGAGGGCTTAACTTGCAAATGTTTACGATTAGCGGCCAACGGCTCGATGACTATAAATACAAATGGTTGAAGCGTTGCGAGAAATATTATAATTTAGCTGAATGATTAAGTGGACGACTAAAGAACTAGTAGCAAGGCTGGAGAAATTTTGTGAAAGTCCCGAAGGCGCAAATGCCCGCATATCGTTGGCAGTGCCAATGGGTTTTGGTTCTAATCCAAATACGTCGTTTGACATACGGAAAATAGATTTAGTGCCCAATACTATTATCGGAGCTAAAGAAAAATATAGATTAATAATTGTAATACAGGAGTTATAGACAATGAAAAAAGAATTAACGGCTAGACAAACAGCAACTATGAAGAAGCATTCAGTACACCATACGGCCAAACACATGGCCTCGATGACGAAATCTATGTTAGCGGGCAAAACTTTTGGTCAAGCGCACAAGATCGCTATGAAGAAAGTTGGTAAATAAAATGAAATGTTGGTCGTGTAACCACGAATTGATTTGGGGTGGTGATCACGACACCGAATGGGAAGATAATGACGAAGAAGAGCACATGGTAGTGACTAATTTATCTTGTCCTGAATGCACTGCAGTAGTTATTGTGTATCACTGTAATGTTGAGAACAGAATTATGTTAGAAACTGAAGAAAAAATTGTCTTGGATAATGGCTTATGTATCGACAAATAGTACGTTATCTAGTGAGTAAGTTGTATATTTGGTCAGGCAAGGCACATAGTTGGGCATGGAACAAGTTATACGGCCAAAGGGCAAAGGTTACGAAATAACTCTCTAAGGGTTTTTTTACCAAATTTGTTTTAGTAAGTAAGAAAAAATATTTTTAGAGGTAATTAGGTAATTAATGGCTGAAAGGGTTGGAAATACTAGTATTATTAGTTACTTTGGGTGGTAATTTTAAGGTAACTTTTAACAAGAATAGGTAATCTTCTTATCGTCGTGCACATGAAACGGATTTTTAGTCTATTTGAATTTGGTAAAAAAACCCTTGATGGATTATATTGTTATTATTATTTATATTAGCTTATTGAGCACAGCAGAGGATAGGTTAGTGTATCACCACTATTTAACTAATAACTGTGAGGAAAGATATGAAGAAATTAAACAAGAAATTAGTGACAAAGAAAGAATTGGTTACAGTTGCCACCTTGCCCCAAAAAGTAAAGATTGGTTGGAGGGACGTCGCCTTAGTTCCAGTGGACGCATCTTTTATGAAGGACAATACTGATTGTTATGGAGAGTTTTTATCTAGAGAATCCGCCATTAATATTCAAAAAGAAGTTAAAGGCATAGACCTTGGCAATACATTACTTCACGAGATTATGCACAGCATAGCTTACTATAGCTCACTTAATCAAGCCAACGGCCCTTTAAAAGATGATGATGCCGAAGAAGTAGTTATTAATAGTATGTCTAATTGGTTGATGGGCGCTTTCAAAGACAATCCGTGGCTGTTAGATTTTATAAAAGAATCCTTAGAATAGTTACGCTTGAACCTTCTAGTGCTCTGTTACTTCTTCCGCCTTGCCTTCAATGATCTTTGGTTTAAATTGGTTCGCTATCTCTTCTAGTTCTTTGCGTATTTCGTCAGGCGAGAGCTGATCTATGCGACCATGCTTGATAATTTTCTGCTCTATGTATAGCCCACCTGCTTTGCCTCGTGCAACTTCCGCTTGAACCGCAGCGGAATACGACCCCGCCTCAAGCGCTATGCGCTTGATTTCATCTAAGTCACGCATGTGAGTTTCAAGAGATACTCGATATTTCTCATTGACTTCTTTTCTAAGTCGGTTGATTTCTTGGACAACGAGAGGATAATAATTTGGATTTTGAAGTTCACTAGCTGTTGATCTTGCTCTATCCTTTGCATACCCGCTATCTACTGCACAGTCGGTAGCCGTTTTTCTTCCCTCGTTATATACTATAAGTTGGGCGAATTTTATTTGTTGTGGTGTAAGGTGCTTTCTTCTCGACATATAGTGCTTTGTTCCGTTGATACCACTATATGTAGTAGGTGTGGAAAAAGTCAATAAAAAAATTAAAATAATTATAAAATGCTATTGACTATGGGAAGTAAATCAGATTAGTATTCGAAATAACAAATAGAAAGGAAGAATAGTGAGTAAGAAAATAATACAACAGATCAAGGACTGGTTAAAAAATAATGTTGACGACCCAGACGAAACTCCAGAGGGATTGTCTGAAGATAGCGTAAATTTATTAAACAAGATTGA